AGCTGATCTTTCACTTGCTTCTGCATTTGCATCTGCTTGAGCTTTAATATTAGCTTGCTGCATTTGTTGATCACGTCTTTGTTTTAATTTACGTTTTTGTTTCAACATTTGATTAGCAAGTTTTAGGTTTTTAACTTGTCTAATATCAATAGCATCTTCTAAATCTATACCACCTTGCTGTAAAGACATTTGTATGTTTTGTTCTAACATAGCTTTTTCTTCTTCTTCAGGTTCAAGTTCTAAAAATATTCCAAAATCATGCAAAGCTAAATTTTGTATTTCACTTAAAGTACCTACATTATATGTTGATATAGAATTTTTTAAAGCATTAAGCGTTAATGGGTTTTGCAATGAATCAGTAATTTTTAAAGATATGTTCTCACATGTTCTTAATGTAAGCCATAAACTAGCTGTCAATATATGTCTCGTAGCTGTATTTGAAGCATTAGCCGCCATTTTTTGTAAACCTACTAAAGTATCTTTTTCTGGTAAACTACCATCTCTAGCTTCGTTTAAACCGGTCACGTCTCTTATCAACTGTAGATAATATTGGTAAGTACTTATTAAACTTTGTATTTTTGCTCCACCACTTGATGTTTGTAACTCTTGAATAGGTACTTTACCTGGGTTCATATCACCTTCTTGAGTTAAAGATCTACCAACAATACTACCAGTTTGAAAATACATGTTTAATGCTTCAGCTGGGTTATAATTAGTTCCATTACCTAAATCTACTTCGGCAAGACCGTCCATATCTAAAAACACACCGTCTGGCACCATTCGAGCTATAACTTGTTGTAACTTTAAATGCGTTATTTGTATCATATCAGCAAAGCCTGTAACTCTACTTACTAAACTTTCAATACGTCCTTTATACATTCTAGGTGCACATATGGTATAACTCATTTCAACTTTTGTAGTATCTGCAAAAGGTCTAGTCATATTTTCTGACAATTTCCACTCAATAAGTTGATTGTTACCTATAATTTTAGCACCTTCATATAGTACTTCTATTTTTCTTTCAATACGCTCAAAATTATCATTTTCTGGTGGATTAAACGTATCATCTTTTACTAAAGCTTTTTGTAATCCTTGATCAGTTTGTTTTATTTTAAAAACTTGAGTATTGTAGGTTTTATATTCAAAAAATAAAACTTGAACGGTATTAGGATCATATGTTTGCCAACCATACATAGTTTGAGAACTATAACCTTGAGTTTGCTGTATTTTTTCTAATTCAGATTCAGATAAATTAGGAAATCTTTTTGCAACTTCTGGTATTGTCATTGCTTTTACTTCACCTACGTAATATATATCTTCAAAGTTTGGATCTTCTGTATATGAATATATTAGATAAGCAGGGTCAACATAATCAACTGTTACTCCGTTTGATTTGTTCCAACTTGTTTTTACAGCACCAATACCTAATGTTACTAAATCTTGATTAAATCTTTTTCTTATGTTATTAAATCTATTTTTGCTAAGTTCATTGTTTATAACTTCTTCCTCAGCTATTTCAATAGATTGCTTATAACTTAACTGCATGTGAAGATCTAATTCTTCTTGAGATTCTGGTAGTTTTGTTTGATCTGTTTGATATTCATTAATACCAAAAGTACTTTGTAATTCATCTAAATATGGTTTAGCAGCCATATCTTGTAATATCGCAGTAGCATAATCAGTTCGCTTTTTTAAAGCCACCGGGTCTTGAGCAAACGCTTTTATTTCATATTCTTTATTAGATAAACCGTTAACAACAATATCAACAAACTTAGCTATAATAGGAACCGGTTTCCAGTCTAAATTAAGATATGATAAATCACCATTAATAGATAATTCATCTTTATATTTCTGCACTGGTTGTTCGCCTTTAGCATATAATCTTCTTTGATGAAACAAGTTATAAGATAATGCAAAACGTGTACCATTACCTCCTTGTCTCCACCATTCTGTTTCAATAGCTTGAGCAACTTGTCTACCGTATTCGGGAGTAGCTTTTTCTGCATCAGGCACTGTCTGACTTGGAAAAGTACTAGAGTAGTTTGTTGTAATATTCATTTATTTAATTATTTTTGAAACTAAACCGCTGTTGTTATATTTTTTTATACCTAACTCAACTGGTTCTCTTTTTCTTCTACTAACAGGAGCATATCTATTTTTATTACATGCCATTAAAGCTAAACCAGAACTAATAGAAGCATCATGTGTAGTTCTATTATTTATATCAAATCTAGCCCAGTCTTCTAATGTTCTTTGAAAATATATATCTCCATATGAATCTCCATTAAAACCAACCATAGTTTCTATATAAGATTCTATAGCAGCTGCATGAGCTTGTTTTATATCTTCACTTGAATTAGGTATTCCACCTATTTCTTTTTCAGTAACAGATAATTTGTTCCAAACTTTATCTGGTCTATTCATAGCAAAACCTCTATATCCTCTTCTTTTAAAATGATATAAAAGTCTTGGTTTATTATTTTCTACTAATATTGGCATACCGTAAAATACACAAGCCATCAATACATCTTCAAAAAATATTTCAGCAGTCTGTGGTCTAGCTATATATTCTAAGAAAAAATGATTTGCTGGCGCATCCTCCATGCTAAATTTTGTTAATCCATGTAAAGAACCGTTAGAACCTCGCTTATCTACTGTTCCTGATATATCATAAGGATCACATCCAAACGCGCCCATATGTTCATTACCTGGATATTTTACACCATTTTTTTCAATATACCTATTTTGTATCATAGAATTAGGAACCCAGGTTATAAAAAATCTACCTTGATTACTAGGATAAAACATAACCCTAGTATCTTTAATCCCACCTTCCCATTGAAAATTACCTTGTGTAATTAATTTTTTACTATTTATATCTTCATTATAATCAATTTGTTGATATATTTTTGTTAAATTAAACAATGAAGATTTTGATTCATCTCTAAACGCATGCTTAGTTGTTCTTGGAAATTGTCTATAAAATTCATTTAACGCGTCAGCGTCATCTTTTAAACCATCTACTTCGTTTTGCCAGTAATCAATTACACCTAAGTATATATCTTCGCCTTGTGGTCCTTCAACAGTGGTTTTTGGAGTGTCGAATACAGGTATGCCATAAGAATCGATGTATCCTTCGTAGTTCCATTCCATAGGTATGAACAAACTATATAGTCCCGAACGAGTCTGTCCGTTGGCGTTTCTTTGTGTAACGTCTGAATCATCATAAAGCTTTTTAAAATTTCTACCACCTTTGTCTAAAGCATTTGATGTTGAACCCATCATACACTTACCAACTATTCTACTTCCTAATCGTAAGGTGGTTTTCGTAACCCTCCAGTTGTTGAGGATGTTGTTCGGCTTCTCCCACTTGCCGGATTCGTCATGTACGAGGAGTTTGAGTTTCTCCCCATCGTAGGAGTTGTCGCCGGTATTTTTCCAGTCAATGGTCGTATCGAGCCCCTGTAATTCTGTTGTGGCTTCGTTGGCGGTAAGTTTACGACGGGTGAGCTTGGAGGCTGGGACACGGTAGGCGAGTTCTGTCTTGGGCCTGTCCATACCGTCCTGTATCGGCTTGAAAAAGAAGGGGTAATTAACCGATATGGGTACCACCTTATCTGTGAACATGGTCTTAGCATCAGGTCCAGACTTGGATAATATACCATACCTAGAGTCACTTGATATGGTTGCCAAGTTAACCACCTCTCCTGAGGCCATGAAAGAAAACCCGGAACGCCTGTTCTTAAGGTAACACATCCCATAGGAGCGTGGATCTGCTTTACAAGCTTCCCAGAAAATGAAGAATAATCTATTTGCTTCCCTAAAGTCTGGTTTCCCGACGTCAATCTTAGACCACTGCAAGTACATGTAATGAGTACCAGTAATGTAAGTAGGCTTGTTTTTATTATAAAACCAAAAACCCTGCTCTCTGCGATTAAATTCTTCATCAATGTAATCATACCATTCTTCTTTAAAATCTAACGGGTACTCTTCCCAATCAAATATTGTTTTTATTCTACTTAATTCTTTAGGAAGTGGAGTGTATTCCCATTTATTAGATTTAAATTTAACAGTATTTTCTTCTAATGGTAAGGCTATTTTTAGATTTTGTATTTCATATATTTCACCTATCTTACCAGTTCTGCTTATAACAATAATATCATGATCTTTGTTATAACCGTATTTCCACTTACTATATCTATTTTGCTGTTTTAAAACCTTTGGTTTTACATGATCTTTAAGTATAGTATATAACTCTTGCTTATACATTATTTAGATCTTCCTTCTGCAAAACCTTTAAACTCTTTAGGTTTTTTAGTTTCTTGTTCTACTTTACCTTCTATAATATTTTCTTCTTCATTAATTTTTGAAAGTATTTCAAAAGCATCAAATATAGCTAATTTTTTTGTAGCAGCCGCGTTTTTTAATCTATCAGCTGAAATGTCTGGACCAAAGTCTATAATAGGTTCTTTTGCAACTTTTATTAACTCATCAACAGCTATTCGCCCAGCTTGGATTATATTCCTTTTGATTTTCTTTACTTCCATATTTAATTACAATATCATTAGATTTCATGCAATAAAGCAGTTGGTTATCAATAACAAACTCCCATTCAGCACCAGGTTTAAAACCTATTACATCATTTAAAGCAATATTACGTGCTTTTAATGAACTATTAGTATATTTTAGTATACCAACATAAGGAGTTGTTTTTTGATGCTTTAAAACATCATTATTTTCTATAGGCTTTATAAAACATCTATCACCAAAAGTATGCCATTTATTATTATTTTTATATAAATATATTTGATCTAATGATACAAAATATAAATTATCTTTAAAATAACTTCTACTATTTTTCTTTTCACCCTGCATGTTATAAAATTTTCTAAAAATATTTTGATGAACAACTATAGTATCACCTATTTTTATATCTGTTTTAAATGCTGATGGTGTAGAAATAACTTTAGCATTTCTATTTACAAATTTCCAAGACTCAATTTTATTGTTTAAAATTAATTCTTTTCCATTTACTTTTGTTTTATTGTTATATGTTTCACCTATTGGTTGTACAATAAAATCGTATAAACTCTTCATTAATATTCAAGATCGTATTCTACTGCTATTGCCATTTGTGAATTAAATTTTTTCCACGGCAATACCTCGTCTTTTTTCTTAATATGTATATTATAAGAATTATCAGTAGGCTCAAATAAAATATGAGAAATTATATGACCTCCATAAACCTCTTGACCCACGGAGTAGTGCATTGCATCATTTTTATAATCTGATCCAATACTAATTTTACGTATTACATTACTCATCTTTGGTAGGTTTATGTTCAGTATAACTACCATCCTCTAGATTAATATCTATAGGACCATATTTATCTTCTAAATCATTTTTTAATTTCCCTTGATCTTGATTTACACCCGCTAACTCATGAAGTAACGCGTGTTTTTCTGTTTCTGCAACTCCTATTTTATGTAATAGTTGCGCTATTGTGTTTTGCAGAGTTAATATATTGTCTAACTCTTCTTTGGTTATTGCTTTTTTACTCATTATATTAAATTTAATT